TGCGGCGCTCCTGCTCGACCAGCACACCCGCCTGCGCAAGAAGCTGTTCGGCGGGGGTGAGCTGCTTTTTCTGATAGCTGCCGGTGCGGCGGATGGACGGAATGACTTCGGACGTGACCCATTTGCGGAACGGCTTGGCCTCGGGCTTGTCCGAGCGGAGGATGACGGAGTAAAGGCCGGATTCGTTGATGACGGTGGTGTCCTGCTGGCGACCGATCGAATCGGTGAGGTGAGTTTGACTCACCTCATCTTTATCGAGCCGCTCGGCCACGCGTGCAGGGGTTGTGAGATTCAGCACGTCACATACATCTTTCAGGACGAACCACGGTTCGCCGTCACGCTCGACCGTGCGGACGGTGGACTGCTGATAGGTAAAGGTTTGCAGTGCGTTCATGGGGGCTCCTTTCATAAATTTATCGTCTAAAGCCGTTTGCCTTTGATTTCAGCCCATAATTTTTGCTGTTGCGTTTTCTGCTCCCGCCGTTTCGACGCTTGGACGCGCTCGTCCCATGGTTCGATTGCATGAGGCGGGCAGCTTGGGTTCTCAAACTAACTTTGCTCATATACATTTCCTTTCATTGAGTTGCGCCATTTCTTGGAATGTGGTATAATTTGCTTAACTTCAAGAAAGGGGACGTGCATTGATGAACATTCCAAATGATGGCTTGCAAATGAACTACACTTGCGATTCGTGCGGGAAATCGTTTCTTGCCCCGGCGACTACTCCGGCAGAGAAACTTATCTGTCCTCACTGCCGGAAGCCTCTTCTGATGGATGCGAACCGTCAGAAGGCTGCTGTTGCTGGGAACATTCTTGGTCAGCAGTGGCAAGATTCACATAAGGAGAAGTAACCTTCCCCCACGCGACTATCGCCTCCATCGACAGCCGATTCACTTTCTCGAGTGCGTCGGCTGTCTTTTTTGCTTTCCACCGAAAGCGATACAGATTGCACATGCTTTTCACAAACTCGGTCAGGTCCTTCAATGGGACCAACACCGTCAAACCGGAGGGGTGCTTAATTGTGATAAATGGTTGGGGCAGAGGCATGTTTCGTCTCTTCATAAATAATTCACCTTTCTAAGATAATTTTAGCTGAAAAAAATTTGCTCAGTCTGTGCGATATCAAGGTCGAGAAGATTTTTCAGCGCACGGACTTCACCGAGCGAAAATTCCCCATGAGTTTCGTTTAGCTTGGCATTAAAAGCCGAAAGGCTAATTCCGATTCCGCGCGCAGCGTCTAACTGCGTCATTGACTTCTCGCGGAGTTTCCCCTTTAACATAGCTGTGTTCATTTGCTCACCTCACTTTCATTTTCACCTTTTCAAGATAATTTTATTATAACCATTTATTTCACCTTGTCAAGATATTTTTTGTTGACTTTTGGAAAAGCCATGGTATTATTAAGACAATAAATTGAAAGGACAAGAAGCGATGACAATAGGGGACAAAATCCGGCTGCATCGGAAAGCCCTCGGCTTGACACAAACGGAATTAGGCGAAAAGCTGGGGGTAAAAACCAATGCTGTAAGCAAATGGGAGTGCGGCCGGGTCGACGATATACCAACATCCAAGATAAAAGCAATGGCAAAACTGTTTGACGTTCAGCCTTCATATCTGATAGACGAAAAACAGCCCGCCCCAACAAATGAGGGCGAGCTGAACGCAGAAGATAAAAGGCTGCTCATGATGATCCATAATCTTTCACCGGAGGACCGGGAACGGATTGCTGCGATAATAGAAGCTCTTGCAGGGCTTGAATAGCAAGCGCCTGCTTTTCCGGGGGTAGGGAACGCAATGCCAACAGGATTTCAAGGTCTGTCATGGGACGCTCCTTTCTATTTGAAACCCCGGCCCGCCGAAGCGGAACCGGGGCTTTAATGGGAGGGGACTACAGAAAAGATATCCCCATTTAGCAGGAAAGTCCAATGCAAAGGGCGGATTTTCCTTGCAAAAAACTTGAAAGGAGGGAAAACGGTGAATTTTTCGGAAAAAGCGCGCGCAATGCGCATGAAAAGCCCGCTGACGCTGCGGGAAATCGGGGAGCAGTGCAATGTGTCGGAAAGCATGGTATCGCGATACATTTCCGGCGCGGCGAAACCGCCGGACGATGTGGCCGAAAAGATTCTGGAGATCCTGCGGAACAGCGAGCAGGCCGATGACCGTGGCATTTACGCCGCCCACATTGATGATCTGCGGCGGCTGATCCGCCAGCAGCAGCGGGAGAAACGGGTATTGTTTGGGATTCTTACGTTCCTTTTGATTTTTCTGCTGCTGCTCTATCTGGATGCTACTCACGGGGGATGGGGCATAATCCGGTTCACAGACTAAAATTCGCCGGAGATTACACGCGTCACAGGCTCTCTTGACGAGCAAATGTGAAATTACCCTATCAGCCGCAGAAACGCGCGCACGCGGCAACGTCGCGCGAATCTGAGCAATAAAAAAGCGCCCTGCGCGGCAACGCAGAACGCTTTGACCAATCTACCCCGCAACCACGACGAAGCAAGGCAAATTTGGGAGGTCAAGACACAGTATAGCACGCCTTCCATTGTCTGACAAGTAATATTTGGGAGGTAAACCATCATGACCAAGAAAAAATACTATCAGAGACCGGACGGACTGTTTGAGACAAGCAGGACTGTCAACGGCAAGCGGATCTTTTTCCGCGGCAAAACATGCGCAGAGGTCGACCGCAAGATCCTCGCGTACAGCGCCGAAAAGAAATTAGGGCGAAAGGTCCCTATCATCGCCGACGAATGGTTCGCAGCAAAGGAGGAAGAAGGGATCAGGCAAGGCACTTATCGCCCGTACCGATGCGCGGTAGAGCGGATCAAGAAAGCATTCCCGATGGCGGCGGGAGATGTATGCCCTCGCGATATCAAGCGATATATCGCAGAATTCGAGGGCAAGGGCTATTCCAGACAGACAGTGCAAATAGAACTCTATGTACTCAAGGCGATATTCTCTCACGCCGTACTCAAGGGGGATATTGACGTAAGCCCAGCAACAGAGGCAAAGCACAGCCGTAACCTTCCCCGCAAAACGCGCCACGCGCTGACGGAAGAGGACGAGCGCAAGGTCGAGGAATACCGCGGAGAAGACTATCTGCTCGGGATGATGCTGCTCTATACCGGCTGCCGCCGCGGTGAGCTGTTGGCCCTTAACTGGCAGGACATCGACCGCAAGGCCGGGACGATCACGATCAACAAAAAGCTCAACTACGAATACGGGAATATTCCACGCCTTGAGCACTTCATGAAGAACCGCAACCGCGAGAACAACGATGGCAGCGGGCGCACGATCCCCCTGCTCGCGCCGCTTGCCGAGGTGCTGCCGAACCGGCGGCTCGGCCTGATTTTCCACAATGAGCAGGGGCAACCGTTGACCGCTGCGCAGTTGAGTAAAAGATGGAAAACTTACTGCCGGAATACTGGTCTGGTCGAATACGTCCAGAACGAGAACGGGGAGCCGATTCCAACGTACCCCATCACGCCGCACTGCTTCAGGCACAGTTTCACGACGATTTGCTATGAGGCTGGGCTTGACGTTAAGACGATGGCGGCATTCATCGGCGATACGGAACAGGTCACGACCACTGTCTATGCGGAGCTGCGCGCCCGCCATCATGCCAGCGGCGCGGAGCGGGTCAACGCGTACCTTGCAATGAGGGCCGAAGACCGGGCAAATTCCGCGAAAGCAGAGTGAGCAGAAGCAGCAAATTTACTGCGTCATTACTGCGTCCGAGATATAGACAGTTCGGAACAGTCTCGCACAGTCCCGCGCAGGCCGCAACCCATTGCGGCACAAGGGTTTCCCTTGATTTGCAAGGGTTTCCGGATCTTCTTTCTATTTAACGAGATTTTAAATACTTTTCTTGCAATATCAATGCAAAATAGGCGTGCTGCGTCATTACTGTGTCATACATATAATAAGAGCGCCCCCCGGTGGCGGGGGGCGCTCTTTGCTATTCAGGAGAGCGGGAACGGGTCAGCGCTCCCACGGGCGGCGGTCGGTGTCTTGGTGGGTCTCGATGCCGGGGCGCTGGTGTTTCAGCTCCGCAAACCGGGCAAAGGCTTTCCGGCGCTCCGTGCCGAAATATTTCTCATCCAAAACTCGCTCCGTTGTGCCATCCTCATAAGTGCGGACAATCCGCACAAAGTAGATCACCGACTTGCCCCTGTAACCGGGGTCACGGGTCAGCTCGAGCCGGTCGTGATAGGCGGCGGTCGCGAGGGCGGCATAGCGGGCGGCGAGGGCTTGCCGGTACTCGGTCAGGTCGGCGATGGTGCGGCGGCAGTCCTCAATCAGGCGCGCGGCGGTGTCGTCGTTGTACTGGATGCGGTTGGCGGTCAAGGCGTCGGGGCGGGTCAAGTAGGCGTGCAGCCGGATGTCCGCCTCGCGGCTTGGATTGCCGTAGCGCTGGAATAGGTCAAGATAGGCCATTTGTCGGGACCTCCTCGCAGCTGGTGACGGTCCAATAGGCGATCCCGTCGGGGCTGTGCTCGTCGCTCCCCCAACCGATTACCGTTCCGGCAGGGATGGGGGCAAAAGCTAAAAGGGCGTCATGCCGGGAAGTGCGTGTATTTTCGAGGCGGATTAAATATTTCATGGTCAATTCTCCTTTCTGAACGCATCGCGCAATGGTTGCAAGTGCTGAGAAGCATTATATCTCCACCAGCATTTCCGCATGGGATACCATCGCCAACCTTCACGCCTCAAAATGTCCAAAATTTCGCTTGTGGGCTTCCCTGTCAAATATAACTCGGCTCCGTCTTTATCTTCAAAAAATTCGATACGAGAAATAACAATCGGCGCTTGATCCATAATGATTTCCTTTCCGGGGCGGCTCAGCAGGCCGCCCCGATCTTTTCATATCCGCTGCTTTCGCGGCTGCCGTTGAAAATCTGGCTGCCGTACTTCGCGCGAATCTCCGACATGGTCTTGTTACCGCGGTGCCAGCGGCGGCCCGCTTCCTCGTGACGCCAATACCAGAGCTTTTTGTTGCTGCTCCAACGACACCCGGCGGCTTTCAACGCTTCCTTGTGCGCTCTCGTATTGCCGCCGATCCACAGCCACGAACCCGCTAATTCAATCTCGAGGCCGTCTAACTTCATCAGCAGTTCGATGATCGCGCGGAACTCTTCCGGGGTCTCGGTGGTCTGGTGGTATTCGTCCGCGCTGGCGTTGTGCTGCGTCTTGAGCTGCTCAAACAGCCGGTCATGCTCGGCGTTGATCTGCTGCATGATTTCCGTGCTGCCGCCCATATCGGGGTGATACTTGATCGCGAGGCGGCGATACTGCTTTTTCAGCTCGTCTAATGTCTTGACGTTCTCAAAATACTGTGTCATAATAATTTCGCTCCTTTTTTCGATTCGTGTTTGTGTTGGATTTGGGGGCTTGCCTCGGTCAGTGTTCCCGCACTGGCCGGGGCGTTTTTCTTTGCCTGACCGGCTCCCCGCAGGTATCCGGCTTTGTATGCCAGGCACGCGATTTCAAAGCGGCTACCGCCGCTCGCCCTACGCAGCAGGAACAATTCGTAAAGCGTCAGGTCCTGGGCTACTGGGATTTTGGCTGATTCAATTCGTTCGAGAGTTAACATGGATGGCATCCTTCTTTCAGTTTTGATTGGATGGCCTCCCGCTGCTCTCGCTGTCGTGGTTGCTTGGGATGATTGCATTATTGCACACTTATATTCCGCTGTCAAGGGCATAATTTAGAAATTATGCAGTTCTGGCAAATTGCACAATTATGCGCCAATGCGATTATGCATTATTTGCAAATTATGTTTTGGTCTTGCAGGGCTGACGTAATTGTGATATAATATTTGAATCAGGAAGGAGGCTATGCCATGCCACCAAGCTATAAAGCGATCAACAAATATTCAAAAAACAACTATGACCGGCTCGCCGTTGTCGTTCCGAAGGGCGGCGCGGAGCAGATCAAAGCCGCCGCCGCCAGCGAGAACAAGAGCACAAACCGATATATTCTGGAAGCGCTCGAAGCAAAGAGCGGGTTGCGGCTTGCAATGGACAGCGCCCGCAGCTTTGCCGCAGCGTCTCGAGGATATGCGCATAATCCAGCGCCAAACGGTGCAGGAGCGCGTCAAGGCTCGCCCGAGGGTTATTTGACGCCCGCAGCCATTAACGCCGCACAGCGCGCCGCAGACGCCGAAAGCGAGGACGTTTCCGCATTCATCGAGCGGGCTATCCTCACTCAGGCAGACCGAGATGAAAAGAAACGGCAGGTCATGACCCCAAGCACTCGCGAAAAGCCTGCCGGGGCAGCGGATGTCGTGACGTCTGCCTTAGATGCGGAGGAAAGCCGATGACGCCGAAAACATCCGAGGCGCAGCGCCGCGCGGCGCTCAAGTGGGAACGAGAGAACGTCGAAAAGATCACGATCAAATTGCGCAAAGACCAGACGCCGAGCAAAGACCAGATCCGCCACGCCGCCGAGCAGTGCGGCCAGAGCGTCAACGCGTGGATCCTCGACGCGATCAGAGACAAGATATAACAGCAGCGCCCGGGGCAGCAGCTCCGGGCGTTTGTCGTGCCCTCCCCCGCCGCCGAGCAGATGACCGCGCGTATACAATACATATCGCGCGCGGGCGCACACGCACGTATATAAATAATTCTTGAATTATTTATATACCTTACTGCCGTAGGCTAATAGTAAGACTTACGTATAGCAGAGAGTAGCGTAAGGAGTATGCAGTTACGATAATCCCTACTCCGACAAGATAGTCTTATTCTTCTGACGGTGGCGGTATCTGTAAGTAATTACCATTCCGTGAGTAATAGCAGAGGCTTACGTATAGCAGAGAGTAACGGTAGGAGCAGAGAGTAACGAGTAGCAGAGGGTAAAGGCTTAGCAAGAGTATGGCAAAATAGGCAACTAAGAGACTGGAGAAGAAGTAAAAAACGCGCGAGGGCTGGGGCAATGAGGCAGACGGGAGCGGCAGGGGCGAGGCTGTCGCCGCCGCGATTTAAGAGTTTATTAACTATTTTCCTTGATTTTGCAGGGCTTTTCGGGTGCACTGCGTATTTACTGTGTCATTTCGGGCAATTCGGCAGGGATGGACGCAGGCTACGCGGGATCAATGACGGCGCGCAGGGATGCAATAGGCAGCACGACGGCGCGGGGCGATTCGGTCACGGCCCGGGCGCGCGGGGATGGCTGGCGGCTGCGCGGCGCAGGGATGGGGGCGGGCTGTATTCCGACAACGAACTAAGGGGCCGGGGGTAGCGGAAAAACGGCGGGGTCTCGCGGGGACGGGTGTATAGCTATTGCCGCACATCTTCCCCGCTCTTTTTGCCACCTCGGGGTAGCGGGAAAAGGGGCGGCGGGGTCTTGAAAACGGTGGTCTGCAAAATATTTTGCGGACGATACTGTGTGGCGCTGTATCTCGCTGTATCCATGAAATTTTGTCCATTGACTGGGCTTGCATTTCGTGCATAAATGGGAACTGGGACGATGGATTCGCAAGAGTGATCATGAGAAAACCCTCCTACACGGCTGCCCGACGGCATGAAGGGCAGCCACATGCAGACATAGCTCAGTTGGGAGAGCGGCGGCAATTAAGGCGGGATTGCTCGCGACAATGCAGGTTCGATTCCTGCTGTCTGCGCCAACGAAACGAAAGGGGGAAAACGGTATGGCGGATGAGCCGATCAAGAAGCGGCGCGGGAATCCGGCCTTTTCGAAGAAAAAGGGCGAGCCGGGATATATCGAAAACCGCGACACCGTAACGGGGCAGCTTGCCCGTTCCAAGGCGGCCCACGAAGTCGTCTCGATATTCCCCCACGTTGAAGACTTCCAGAAGGTCGCCGACGACTACTTCGACGAGTGTGACGAGCGCGGCGTGCTGTACGGCGAGGCGGGGCTTGCACTTTACCTCTCCGAGCACAACAAGAAGGGCCGAACCGTAACGCTGACGGTGCTGCGCTCGTGGTATGACGGTGACCGCTGCGCGTATTTGCAGGACGCCGTGCAGATGGCGTATCTTCGCATTCAGAATCAGGTCGAAACCGACGAGCGATACCGCGAGAAAGGCATGGTCACGAGGGGGATTTTCCTCCAGAAGCAGACGCGCCTTGGCGGCTATCAGGACAAGATCGAGCAGAAAAACGACACGACGGTGCGCATCGTTCACGGCGACAGCGTGGACGACAGCGATTTCAAGTGAGAAAGGGGCGAACAGGAATGACGGCGATGCTTGCGGTGCTGCTGGTGATGGCTGCGGTCATCCTCGCGGAGACGTCGGCGCTGTTTGCCCGTGAATTCTTCAAAACCAAGGAGCAGCGCACAGAGCAGCGCGTGGAGCAGGAAATGCACAAGCCGCCGCCCGACCCCATCGACGAGGGATTTGAGAACATCATGCGGTACGCCGTGAACGGCAAGACCGGATTCGAACGAGAGTGACGAAGGAGTGAGGACATGAGCATTGATCTGAGCGTTCAGGGCGTTTTTGACAAGTCCATGTACCTCATCGACGCGCAGAATGAAAACTCCGGCAGCACCGACAACAGCGACACGACCGAGTACAAGGTCAGGACGATTGGCATTCTCAATAACCTCATCGATGACGCTTACCCGGCGAGCGACACCTTCGCCATCGGCGAGGACGGAAAGCGTCCGGCGCTCGACGATCTGACGAGCTTTTCCGACGAGATCAAGATGGACCCGTACATTGTGCGCAGCGTCCTCCCCTGCGGGCTTGCGGCAAAGCTGCTGAGCGAGGAAAATCCGACGCTCGCAAACTTTTTCTGGCAGCTCTACGAGCAGCGTCTCGCCAAGGCGCGTGAGGGAGTTCCCTCCTCGTTCGAGAGCATCGAAGACGGGCTGCCGTACGGCGGCATCGAGTACGGGGAGTTTGCGCGATGGTGATAAACGGGTGGTACACCTGCCCCAAATGCCGCAAAAAGCTGCTGCGGGTGCTGAAGACCAGCACCGTACGCAATACGCCGGTATGGTGCAGCAAATGCAAGGCCGAGCGCTTCCCGCTCATCGTTGACGGGGTGCAGCTCGCGGACGAATAAGTACATAACAAGCAAGAGCGTTCAACGCCGAGACACACGGTTTTCCGTGCTGTTTCGGCGTTTTTTATTTTTATCCATACGCCGGTGCAGACCAGCGCCGGTGCAAATACATTCCCACGGCAGACCAGCCGAGGAAGGAGCATCACATGAACGAATCCATCGAAAACACCGAAGTCATGGAAGAGACTGCCGACCAGCAGGACGCATTTCTTGACGGCTGGGGCGAAGATGACGGCCTTGACACCGAGGTTTCTGCCGACGGGCAGGACGCGGACGATCAGGAGGAAAGCGTAGGCAGCGAGACCGACGCGGGCAGCGAAGACGCCAGTGAGGGTTCCCCCGAGGGCACCGAAAACGGTGCATCGGGCGAGGCTCAGGAGGCTGACGCTGCCGAAAATACCGACCAGCAGCCCCCCGAAGGGCAGCAGGAAGAGCCGAAAACGTGGACGCTGCGCCATCTGGACAGTGAGCGCACGGTCGGTGAGGCCGAAATGGTCACCCTCGCACAGAAGGGCCTTGACTACGACCGCATCCGCGGGAAGTACGACGAGGCCAAGCCCGTGATCGAGATGTTCGGCGAGTTTGCGCGCGCAGCCGGCATGAGCATTCCCGATTACGTGAGACAAGTCCGCACCGAGGCAAAACGTGCGGGCGGCATGAGCGAAGAAGAAGCCCGCCGCGCCGTCGATCTCGAAGAGCGCGAAGCGAGCATTCATGCGCAGGAAGCCCAGCAGCAGGAGCAGCAGGCCGCAAAGCGTGCCGAACAGGAGCGCATTAACCGCGATCTTGTTGAGTTCCAGCGGGCCTTTCCTGACGCCTACGACAACGCGAAGAAGGACCCCAAGAGCATTCCTGACAGCGTGTGGGCCGAGGTGAAAAACGGCCTTTCGCTGACGGCAGCCTATTCCCGCTACGCCGTGGAGCAGGCGCGTGCCAGCGTGAAAACCGCGCAGGAGGCGGTCAAAACCGTGCAGCAGACGCAGAAGAACGCGCAGCGGTCGACCGGCAGCATGAAGTCCGCCGGAAACGACAGCAGGAACGTCGATCCGTTCCTTGCCGGTTTCGATTCCTGACCGATAGGGCGTCCTCTTTGCCCGAATGAAAGAGAGGAAAGAAAATGGCACTCGATTATACCGTGAAATATGCGAGCAAAATCGCTAACCGCTTTAAGCTCGCATCCAAGACCAACCGTGCAGCCGGTCACGAATACGAATTCACCGGCGCAAAGAGCGTGAAAATCTACTCCATGGTCCCCGCTGAACTGACGGACTATCAGCGCGGCGGCAAGCGTTACGGCGACGTGACCGACCTTGAGTACACCACGCAGGAGATGCTTTGCACGCAGGCGAAAGCCTTCACCAAGCATCTTGAGGCGCTGGACGGCAGCGATATCGCCGTGGAGACCGCCGCGGGCAAGTTCCTGCGCATGGAGATCGACGAGCGCGTCGTCCCGATGATGGACAAGTACCGCCTCAAGAAGTGGGTCATGGGCGCTGCGACGCTCAAGCAGATGACCGCGCCTCCCACCAAGAGCACGATCGTCGGCGATATCATGGACCTCAAGGGCAAGATGGGCGACAACCTCGTCCCCGACACCGGACTGACGCTCTACATCTCCACGACCTACTTTGTCCTGCTTAAGCAGGCGGACGCCATCGTCGGCCTTGAGGGCATGGGCACGAAGGCCGTCAAGGACGGCAGCGTCGGCACGTTCGACGGCATGAACGTCGTTCCCGTCCCGTCGAGCTGGCTGCCCAGCGGCGTGTACTTCATGATCAAGGCGAAGGGCACTTCTGCCGACCCCGTGAAGCTCACGCAGTACGACGTCATCAAGAAGAGCGTCGGCTACAGCGGCCCCGTGGTGCAGGGCCTTGTCTACTACGATGCGTTTGTCATCGGCAGCAAGAACGTCGGTATCGGCGTTGCGGGCGCAAAGTCCGCCGTGCTGGATGCGCCCTCGATCAGCGTGACCAGCCACGCCGCGAGCATCACCGCCGCGACCGGCGTGACGTTCCGCTACACGCTGGACGGCACTGACCCGCGCTATTCCAGCACTGCGGAGACCTACAGCGCCGCCGTCACTCTGGCGGAGGGCCAGACGATGCGCGCCGTCGGCACCAAGGACGGCTGCGTCGGCATCGAAGCCACCAAGGACTACGAGTAAACCACTCGGAAGCCGCCAACCAAAGCGGCCAGAGCTAACCCCTCTGGCCGCTTTTTTGTAAATTACAGGATATCAGGAGAGTTGAACGCATGGCAGCGCCTTATTACAAGCAAAAATTGCCGACCGTCGACTTTGGCGAGCTGAACCCCAAGCAGAAGCAATTCTGTCAGGCGCGCAGCCGCTATGTCGGCTACGGCGGCGCACGAGGCGGCGGTAAGTCGCACGTGCTGCGCATTAAGGCGCTCGGCGGTGCGCTGACCTATCCCGATATCCGCATTCTGATCGTCCGACGCGAGTATCCCGAGTTGGAACAGGGCATTATCATCCCCATGCGAAAAATGATCCCCGCGGAGCTCGCGACCTATAACGGCGGAATGCACATGTTCACATTCTACAACGGCGCGATCATCAAATTCGGACACTACGGCAGCGGCGATGACGTGGAGTATCAGGGCCAGGAATATGACTGGATCTTCATCGACGAGGCGACGCAGTTCACCGAAGAGCAGTTCAGAACGCTCGGCGCGTGCCTGCGCGGTGCGACGAAGATCCCGCGCCGGATGTATCTCACCTGCAACCCCGGCGGCATCGGGCACGCATGGGTCAAGCGCCTCTTCATCGACCGGGAGTATCAGGACGGCGAAAAGGAGAAGGACTACACGTTCATCCATGCGACGGTGGACGATAACCCGCAGCTGTTGGAAGCGTCGCCGGAGTACAAGCAGATGCTTGATCTTCTGCCCGAGGACGTGCGGCGCGCGTGGCGCTACGGCGACTGGGACGCGCTGGCGGGCACGTTCTTCCCCGAGTTCCGCAAGGAAACACACGTTATCGAACCGTTTGCCCGCATCCCGGGCGAGTGGAAAAAATACCGCGCGTTCGACTACGGCCTCGATATGTTCGCCTGTCTCTGGATCGCGGTGGACTTTGAGGGACGCTGCTACGTCTATCGCGAGGTACAGCAAAGCGGGCTGATCGTTTCCGAGGCGGCGGCACTGGCACTTTCGATGACGCCGCCGGAGGAACGCATTGAATTTACCATCGCGCCGCCGGATATGTGGAACCGGCAGAAGGACAGCGGCAAGAACATGGCCGAGCTGTTCGCGCAAAACGGCGTCGGACTTCTGCGCGCGAGCAACAACCGCGTGCAGGGCTGGGCGGCGGAAAAGGAAATGCTCAAGCCTCTGCGCGGCGAGAAAGACCGCCCGGGACTTCTGGTGACAAACGACTGCCGCGCTTTGATCCGAAACATCATGCTCATCCAGCACGACGAGAAGAACCCGAGCGACTGCGCGACAGAGCCGCATAACATCACGCACATCAACGATGCGCTGCGCTACTTCTGCATCACGCGCACGCTGGGCGCGCAGCTCCCGGAGACGGCGGACGAGCCGATGCCCGGAGAGGCAAACGCCGACTACGACGAAGAGATGACCGGCGGCGAAATGGATTTGAGCTACCTGACGTTCGGAGGTGAGTAAGGCTTGGCACAGATCAAGGGAAAAGACAATTCCAGCATTTTGAAAATTCAGGCGTTTCTCGGGCTGAACGAGAACCCGGACGGCGATACGACGCTGAAGGTCGGCGAGATGGCGGAAATGCGGAACTTCCGTATCACACAGGATAAGCACTTGCAGATCAGACCCGGTTCGAAAACGCTTCTGAGCCTTGCTGACGCGCTCTCATCTCTCGGGCAGGGAACCGTGCAGGACGGCGCGGAAACGCGCGTATATGGCGTTTGGCGCGGCATTGCGGGGGCTTCCGAGCACATCCTCGCATCCTTCGGCGGGCACATATGGGACATCGACACAAAAAACGGCACGGCGAAGGATAAGGGCAGCGCGCCGATGAGCGAAGTATCCTTCTTCGGATTCGGCGGCAAGGTGTATCTGCTCGGCGGCGGCGAGTACAAGAGCTGGGACGGCGGAACGGACACGGCGTTTGCGACGGTCGAGGGCTATGTGCCGCTCATCCAGACGGCAACGACGCCCAAGGGCGAGGGCACGCTCGTTGAAACCGTGAACCGGCTGACCGGCAAGCGGCGCGTGCAGTTCTCCCCCGACGGGACGGCGACGGTGTTCCAGCTGCCGGAAAAGGCTATCAACGAGGTCAGCAGCGTCAAATCCGGCGGCGAGCCGGTGACGAACTGCACCATGGACCTTGAAAACGGGACGGTGACGTTTACCGCCGCCCCCGCCGCAGGGACGAACACTGTGGAGATCGAATACCGCAAGGGCGACGGAGCGCGCAGCGAAGTGACCGGCATGAAATACAGCGAGCTTTTCAACGGTGCGACGGACACGCGCGTATTCCTCTACGGCGACGGCACGAATCGCGCCGTTTACTCGGGCGTTCCGTTTGCGACCGGCAGGGCGAGCGCTGAATACTTCCCAGACCTCTACGAGCTGACGGTCGGCGAGAGCAACACGCCGCTTACGGCGCTGGTGCGTCACTACTCGCGGCTCATGGCGTTCAAGACAGACAGCGCGTGGGCGATCTTGCAGGGCGAGATCGGGCTTGCGGACGGAGGAAGCACGGCGGCGTTCTACGTTCAGCCGGTGAACCGGCAGTTCGGCAACGAGGCGCCGGGTCAGGTAAGGCTTCTTGAGAATAACCCGCTGACGATGGACGCGGGCAGCGTCTACCAGTGGCGCAGCGGCAGCAGCTATGCAAGCTATATCTCGAACAACGAGAACAACGCAAAGCGTATCAGCGACCGCGTCGCCTCGACGCTCAGGGGTTTTGACCTAAAGGAAGTCCTGACGGCGAACATCAAGGCAGACCACGAATTCTGGTTTCTGCACGGAACGCGGGCGCTCATCCTGAACTACGCGAATGACAGCTGGTATCTGTATGACGGTCTCCCCTTCTCGCGCATCGTGGAGCACGAAGGAACGGTGATCGGCTTTTCGGACGATGGGGCGGTCGTGGAATTTTCGCAGAAGTACCGCAGCGACAACGGCGCGCCGATCGACTGCTACGCGGCGACGGGCGCGATGGATTTTGACCGGGACTGGCTGCTGAAATACAGCCCCATGATCTTTGTGGCCATGCAGCCCGCGTCCAATGCCCGCATCAAGGTGACGGTGGAGACGAACCGCAGGAGCGACTATCCCGAGAAGACCGTCGCATACAGCCTTGCGACGTTTCTGCATGTGGACTTCAATCACTTTTCTTTCGCGACGAACCGAAAGCCGCAGGTGAAGAAAGTAAAAATGAAGGTGAAAAAGGCGACGTTTTACCGCCTGATCTTCAAAAGCAATTCTGCGAGCGCGACGGCGACGGTCATTGAAACGGACATCCGGCTGCGCTACGCGGGCAATGTAAAGTGAGGAATCACGAATGATAAATCAGAAAATGAACCCGCAGCGCGTGGCGGCGGAATACGATGCTGGCGTACAGTTCAATACCGGCATCAACCTGTACGACACGGTGCAGACGAATGAGAATTTCTTCATCGGCAAGCAGTGGGAGGGCGTGCGCAGCAACGGGCTCCCGACACCGGTTTTTAACTTCTTAAAGCGCGTGGTGCTGTTCTCCGTCGCCAACGTGTCGACCGATAACCTCAAGCTGCACGCAAAGCCGCTGCCGAGCGGCGGGAGAGCATCGACGAGGGTGCTCGAGCTATACAGCGATATCTTAAACGACCAGTTTGCCGCCATTTTCGAGAGAAACCAGATGGGCGGCAAGATCCGCGAATTCTGCCGCAACGCGGCGGTGGACGGCGACGGCTGCCTGTTCGCCTACTGGGACAGCAGCGTGGAGACCGGACAGCAGGCCAAGGGCGCTATCGGCGTGGAGGTGCTGCAAAACACGCAGGTGCACTTTGGCAACCCCAACAGCCGCGACGTGCAGACGCAGCCATATATCCTCATCGAGCGACGCATGCTCGTAAGCGAGTGCAAGGACTACGCCCGCGAATGGGGCGCGAGCGCGTCGGACGTCGACAACATCACGGAAGACGACCGCGAGGGCAGCAACATTGAGATCGACCAGCTTGGCGGAAATAAGGTCACTGTGATCCTCCGCCTGTGGCGCGACAAGAAGAGCGGCACGATCCACTGCTACGAGTGCACGCGCGGCGACGCGGAGATCCGCAAGGAGTGGGATTTGGGCATTCCCCTATACCCCATCGTGTGGATGAACTGGGACTACGTGCAGGACTGCTATCACGGACAGGCGATGATCACAGGGCTGATCCCAAACCAGATTTTCGTCAACAAGCTCTTTGCCATGTCGATGATCTCGCTCATGACGCTGGCTTATCCGAAGATCGTATACGACCGCACGAAGGTCAACAAGTGGAGCAGCAAGGTCGGCGCGGCGATCGGCGTCAACGGCAGCGTGGACGGCGTTGCAAAGATCATTGACCCCGCGAGCATTTCACCGCAAATCTCGCAGTTCATCGACGTGGCCATTGGCTACACACAGAAATTCCTTGGCGCGTCGGACGTGGCGCTGGGCGACACGCGCCCGGACAACACGAGTGCCATCATCGCCTTGCAGCGTGCCGCCGCGACGCCGATGGAGCTGACAAAGCAGACCCTTTTGCAGTGCATTGAACAGCTCGGGCGTATCTTCATGGAGTTCGAGAGCGAATACTACGGTACGCGCACGGTCGAGGTGGAGGTACGCGAGATCGGAGAAAAGATTTCCGTGCCCTTCGACTTCACGACCATCCGCAGCATTCCGTGCAGCATCGATCTTGACGCGGGCGCGTCGAGCTATTGGAGCGAGATCGCCAACATGCAGACGCTGGATAACCTGCTGATGCAGGGGAAAATCCCCACGAGCGAATATCTGCGCAGACTGCCGAACGGTCAGATCACCGACCGAGAAACGCTCATCGCTATCACCGAGGCGGCGGAGCGCGGCATGATGCCGGGAGGCACGCCCAGCGGCGGACAGGGCGATTCTCCCATGGACCCGAGCGGCTACGCGCCCCCTGTGCGCGGCGGCGCGGGGTATGGAAACTTGCAGCGGAAGATCAACGAATCGGGCGAAGTCCCGAGAAGGGAGTAAGTCAAGATGGCGTTTGAAAAATTCAACAAGGATATGAAGATCATCTCCGCGCTCGACGATGAGCCAAACGACGTAGGCGGGCTTACCGCGGCGGAGCTGAAAGCCAAGTTCGACGAGGGCGGCGAGGCGATCAAGCGCTACCTCAACGACACGCTGATCCCTGCGGTCGTTGCGGACGGCGCGACGGAGGAGCATCGCGCAGAGGCGGAGGCGGCGCGTGTCGCAGCAGAGCAGACGCGGCAAAGCAATGAGGCGACGCGGCAGGCGAACGAGGCGTCGCGCATCAGCGCGGAGAACGCGCGCAACGTGTGGGAGAACTACGACGCTTCCAAAGCCTATGTCGTCGGCAATAAGGTCGCACTCGGCGGCAGCAGCTATCTTTGCATCAAGCCATGCACCGGTATCTCTCCGCCGAGTGCGGAATACTGGCTGCTCATCGCCAAGAAGGGCGACAAGGGCGACAAGGGCGAGCCCGGTGGCGGCGGCGGTCAGCCTGCGGTAGAGTTCGACCTTTCGGACAAGATTACGCTGAGCCACGATAATCTGTTCAAAAGCAACGTCAGTCTCGGCAACGACAAAAGCATAGGCGAAAGAATCAAGCAGGCCGCGCTCGAGCGCCGCGCGAATGTGACGGTCATGTTTAAGTCCGTGGATGGCGCGTTGGAAAAGGTGACGCTCCAGATGTTCGGCACGCAGAGTGCGCTTGAAGACGGAACGCCCACATACGCCCTGACAGGAACATATGTCTTTAGTGGTGTGTTCCCGGTGGACATTATGATCGGAACGATCATTTATGAGACCGACTGCACCGTTGTAGAGCGCATCGACTCTGCGGGCGACAAGCCAATCTACGACCCGGTGGATAAGCCGGACACAACGCCGGATGGAGCGTTTCTGCGGTGGAGCAGTGAACAGAAAAAGTGGGTGGCGGAAACCGTGCCCGCGGCAGAAGGAGGTTCGTTCTGATGGCGGAATACTTAGTACAGGGCGAAAGCATTACGGCAGTCGCCGACGCTATCCGCGAGAAAGGCGGGACGACCGCGCCCTTGAGTTTTCCGGCGGGGATGGCTGAGGCAGTGCGCAATATCCAGAGCGGCGGCGGCACGTCCTATGTGGTCGGCACGCCGGTGTCGTTCACACTCACCGGCTGGGACCCTGCGGTGCAGGGGACGACCTACAAGCTGAAAGCCGTTGGATATAAGCCCGGCGCGAACGGCGTGCAGTTGGGGCTGCCGTCCGATTCCTCCACCGCCAACACGCAGGCGGTGGTCGCGTCAGCGTTGACCATCGCGAACACGAACGTCACTGCGCCTGACAAGGAGAAGAACGAGGCCGGATTCACCGAGATTTCCATTCCCGCCGTGAACGCGCCGAGCCGCGAGTTGACCGTTGCCATCTTCGGGCTTGTGGAGGTAGAGCGAGTTAAGGTGACAGCGCCCGCCGTTGTGGGCATCCCCGCGCCCATCGCGGGAGAAAAACCTGTGTACGGCATCAATGGAGAGCAGTTCACTGGTACGATCACATGGTCGCCCGACCTGATCGACAGCAAATTTGGCCCGCAGACTGTCTACACCGCCACCATCACGCTGACACCGAAGGTCGGCTACAAGCTGGACGGCGTGGCGGCGAACTTCTTCACGGTAGAGGGTGCGACAAGCGTCAGCAATGCCGCAAACAGCGGCGTTGTGACCGCCGTATTCCCGAAAACCGGTACGGCAGTGGTATGGGATAACGATCTGTGGGAGGTCACAACGCCCGAGACCGGGAAGAATCCTGTCCTGACGTTTGAAGACTCGAACTATACCGGCAAGGTCGTGTGGTCTCCCGAGGCGTCTACATTCGCCGCGTCCACAGTTTACACCGCGACTGTCACGCTGACTCCAAAAGAAGGGTTCACTTTTGACGGCATTCCGGAGAACTTCTTCAAGCGTTCTGGCGCGACCGGTGTGACCAATGCTGCGAATAGCGGCGTAGTCACGATCGTATTCCCGGCGACGAAGGAGGCTAAATCATGAATGAGCTGAATCACGTTGCCGTCATTGCCGACGGAAATGGACGCTGGGCAGAGCGGCGGGGTTTGGAGCGCTCCATTGGGCACGAGCAGGGCTTGAACAAGGTGGAGGACATGATGCACTGGTGCGTGGACATGGGCATTCCGGCCCTGTCCGTCTACTGCTTTTCGTGGGAGAACTGGAACCGGCCCAAGGAGGAAGTGGACGCGCTCTTTTCCATGGCGAACCGGTATTTTGAACGGTATCGGGAATTTGTGGAAAACAACATCCGCGTCCTCATTTCTGGGACGGACAAGCGCGTGCCGCCTGAGAGCATCGAAAAAATGGAGCGCATCCAGCGGGAGACCGCCCACTGTGACGGCCTGACGCTGAATCTGTGCTGCAACTACTCCGGGCGAATGGAGATCGTGGACGCCATTGCCAAGGGCGCGCGGACGGAGGAGGAGATCACGGCGGCGCTGTATCAAAACCTGCCGGAGCCTGACCTCATCATCCGCACGGGCGGCTTTCAGCGGCTCTCCAATTTCCTGCTTTGGCAGTCCGCCTATTCAGAGCTTTACTTCACCGAAACGCTGTTCCCGGACTTTTCCGTTGGAGAGTTCCGCCACGCGGTCAAGCGGTACGGCGGCATCAGAAGAAAGCGGGGCGGGGTATGAGCTACACATCCAATCAGTACAAGTATCTGCTGATAAAGCGGCTCCAACGGCATTTTTCCATGAAGAATGCCGAAGACAGGATATATACGCAGAACTTTTTTTGTGCGCTGTTTGACGAATCCGTGACCGTGACGGAGGAGGCATACAACAACTTCTGCCGCCTGATGGACGATAATCTCGCGTTTTGCGCGGAAAAAGGCTGGTACGAATGCGAAAAAATCAATACCAGTGATGAAGCCGCTAAAGAACAAGGCGTTTTGTTGATTAACGCATTTGCGGAAATTGGTATTGCAATGGAAATCGGCTCAGACAGCGCCAGTTTTACAAATCCAAACGGAAAGGTTATGAAATACACGGTCGACCCGACCGGTAAAAACTATTTCTACATCAACGCAAGGGCGGGTACGGAATACCGATACGCCAAGGCGTCCGCTCCCGCCTACAATATGCAGGGGATGGACGTGCCGGAGGGGTTGGATGCTTTCAAAAGAGCTGGCAACGGGACATATTGGAGCTACAACGCGGAGACAAAAACCGTGACGATCTCCGGCGAGGGCTCTCTTGACAGAGTTCCAGAGGAGCAAATTTTAGGAGAAAAGTACACCACGGTGATTTGCGGCGCTGGGGTTTCTCGGTTACTTGACTATAGCATGTCAGTGGATGGCGCGGTCTTGGTGCTCCTGCGGCCGAGTGACGCCGACATGGAGATCGCCCCCAACTTTAACGCGTCCTCTGGCTCTTGCGGAGCTACCAAGATGAAAACTGTCGTTTACACGGACTGCGCCGCTGCCATCGCAGCACTGAGCACGGAGGAGCAGTCGAAATACGTCACACTGCACAGCCTATCTGAATGGGAGGGGTAAGGATGCACTACAAAAGATTGAACGCGGAGGATGCCTTTGCGGAGATCGCGCGGCTTGAGCGAGAGCATGAGGATGGCGTGGTCGTCAACATTGCAGAAAAGCACTGGGTCGGGTCAGCGCCGGACGACGCGTTCGGCGACACCGTGAGGGAATATGATATGCCGGTGTTCCACAGTGACTATCGCCCCGGCATGGTGGATATCGTTTTCCCCGGCGACCTGTGCATCTGCGTGGTGGAGAAAAACCGCAGTCGCGCCGGAGACCGCATCCTCCGCGCGGCGTGTGACTATCTCACCGCACGGGGTATCCCGGCGGTGGTCAACGGAAGTGACTTTCTCATCGCGGATATGGAGGCGCGAAAGCTGTACAAGATCGGCAGCTACGGCGATCTTCCAGTCAATGGAATGTGGGAGGCAACGGTGCACATCTCCATCCACGCGGATATGGAGCTGATTGAGGCTTGCCGCGACGAACCGCCGGAAATGACGCGCATTGGGCTTGACCGGTACGGCGTGACGGCGAAGGACCTTCTGGCGGCGATTATGGAGGGGTAACATGGCGATCACGGTAATTGGGCTGAACTGGCTCGATCTCATTTGTACGCTTTGGGCGCTGCGGCGCGGCTGCGTGGAGCTGAATCCGCTGCTGCGGAGCGTCGTCACGATGATCTGGTACAAGGGCGCAGTCGTGCCGCTATTGGCGCTGTGGCTTGCCGCGCGCGGGACGAAGGAGGCGCGGCGGGGGCTGAACGTGTGCGCGATCGTGTACGGTGCGGTGTGCCTGTGGCACGCAGTCGGACTGTGGGTGATAACAAAATGACGGAGGGGACGATGGAGCATTATGATGACGCGGCGATCGCACTGATCGAAAGTCGATGCAAGAGCAATACGCACCGCATCAACGAGTTGCAGGAGCATCAAACGGCGCTTGACAGGCTGGCAACGTCGGTCGAGGTGCTGGCGACCAAGCAGGAGACCGTTGAGGGAGACGTCAAGGAGATCAAAGAGGACGTGAAAGCCATCACGGGCAAGGCGGGGAAACGGTGGGACGGGCTGGTCGACAAGGCTCTCGCGGCGCTGGCGGGCGCGTTTATCGCGTGGCTGCTGGCAGGGGTGGCATTATGAAGAAACTGAGAAAGCGGGACAAGTACGTCATCGCGGCAGTGCTCAACCTATGCTGGTACTGCATTGCGGTGCTCGTATTGACCGCGCATGACAAGGTAGTGCCGGATAGCCTGACCGTCGCGTGGTTTGCCGCGTGGACGGCGGAACTCGGCCTGCTGGCTGGAATTAAAATCAAGGGAAAGGACGAATAACATGAACGAATTACTGAACAAGAGAATCGCAAACCTTCTCAGCGTGAAGAGCCTCGTGACGATTGCGCTGACGGCGACCTTCTGCGCGCTGACCGTACAGTCAAAGGTGACGCAGGAATTTAACACCGTGTACCTCATGGTCATCGCGTTCTACTTCGGCACACAGAACGCCGCAGGCAACGCGAAGGGAGAGTGAGCGGTGTGAATATCCGCAAATATCCCGCGAATGCGGGCAACGTCGGCGGCACGCGCGCGGCGAGCAGCATCCGCTACATCGTCATCCACTACACCGGCAACGACGGCGACACGGCGATGAACAACGCGAAGTATTACGCGGGCAACGTCGTGAAGACCAGCGCGCACTACTTCGTCGACGAGAAGGAGATCGTACAGAGCGTGGACGACCTGCACATCGCGTGGGCGGTCGGCGGCAACAAGTATCCGAGCTGCGCGCAGACCGGCGGCGGGACGATGTACGGCAAGTGCAAGAACGCCAACAGCATCAGCATTGAGCTGTGCGACGCGGTCAAGAACGGCGTTTACGCGCCAAGCGCGAAGACCGTCGCGCAGGCACTTGAGCTGACGAAAGCTCTGATGAAGAAGTACAACATCCCCGCGAGCAACGTGATCCGCCACTTTGACGTGACGGGCAAGCTGTGCCCTGCCTACTGGTCGGGCAAGGAGAACGCGGGCAAGTGGGAGAAGGAGTTCCACGGGAAACTCGCAGAGCCGGACTACCGCGCGATGCTCAAGGCGCGAGCGGGGCTGGTGGACGCGACGCTGGACTACCTTGAAAGCTACAAGTACGGCAGCGACTTGGTAAGAAAGCTCGCCACCATGAAGTAAGAAAGGCGGTAAGCCGATGGGCGTATATAATGCTAATACCAAATGGGACAACGAAAGAAGCTACTTAAACGGCCTGATCTCCAAGGGCGGCGGCAATGCTGAGTGGGCGAAAAAGCAAATGAGCGAGCTGAACAAGGCGCAGCAGCAGTACGGCGGCTCGTCCGGTTCTTCGGGCGGCGGCACGACGGTGCGCACGCCGGGCGTGAGCACGCCCTCCGACGCCGAGCTGCGCAACCGCTACTTCCCCGGCGCGGACGTCATTCCGTCCGGCGTTGATCTGGCTGCTGGCACAACGCGCGCGCCGAACGGCGACATTCTGCCGCTGCACGACTGGTCGACCGATACGACCGACTACGGCAAGCTGATGCTCAATGCCAAGGACATCAACGAATTCCGTGAGGCGGCGCAGGCGCGCGTCAATAAAGCAAACGCACAGGGCATCAACATCATGAGCGGAGACGCACGGACGAACGAAGACCTCTATAACGAGTGGCGCAAGAAGAGCGGCTATGCCCCGAACTACGGCGACTTCGTGTATAAGGGCTGGGGTCACAACAGCATGACCGATACGGACGGCTGGATCGACAACGCCGGTCAGGGCACGGGCTACTACGGCATGGACGGCGAGGGCCACTGGGGATACTATGAAGACCCCGGCCTGACGAAGAAGCTCCAAAACGGCACGTGGGATGACTACGCCTCCAGCGACGGCGGCTATGTCCGTATGGATGACACCGGCCAACCCGATATGACGCAGCGCGATATGTCCCGCGCCGGTCAGACGGTCATCCTCACTTCGCCAAAGGGCACGTGGGAGTGTACCTATGGCGATAACGGCTACATCACGCGCCGTCTGCGCACGTCTTCCCGCTACACCTACGGCCTCATCCCCGCCAAGGCGGACAACGACACGGGCGTGAGCAGCGAAGAGCTGATGAACTTGCAGTTTGGTCATAGCTACACCGGACCTGGGTCTACGATCAATGACAAGGACATTACCCCCGCATCTCGGTCGGATTATGAAAAAGTCATAACATCGCGCGGTCAGAGCAGTGTTGGAGGCAGCGAGGGCATTGGCGGCAAGCTGCCAGATGCAAGCGGCGTGAACGGCAATCTTTCCGGTTTGCTGCCCGACGCGATCTCCGGCGGCGCGAGCGGCGGTGGTTCGACCGGCGGCAGCGGTTCGACCGGCGGCACGAGCGGCGGCGGAAGCGGGTACGACCTGAGTGAATGGCTCAAGAAGCAGTACGCAAGCGCGCTCGAGGGCGAGCTTGCGGGGCTGAAAGACGCCTATGAGAAGAACAACGCGAGCCTTGAGGACGAGGAAGCGCGGCTGAGCGGCATTTATGATCCGCAGCGCAACCGCATCGCCGCACAGAACGCTCTTGCCAAGCGCGTGTGGGACGAGCGTGCGGCGGCAAACGGTCTCTCTTCCGGCGCAAACGGGCAGGCAGAGCTTGCCCGCTCGAGCGTGATGCAGCGCGACCTTGCAAGCATCGGCGAGGAAGAAGCTAACGCCCGCGCCGACGTATCGCTGCGCAAGAAGAACCTGACCATTGAGTACACGAACGCCATCACGCAGGCGAGAGCGAACGGGCAGGCAGAGCTTGCCAAGGCGCTCTATAACGAGCTGGTGCGCGTGCAGGGTCTTGAGCGAGAAGACCAGATCCGCGAGAGCGAAAAAGCGCTCAAGCAGGCGCAGGCGAAGATGGAGTATGATCTCGCGCTCAAGCAGATGGAGGCGAACAGCGCCGCGTCGTCTCAGACGACGGTAAAGCCCAGCCTGACGGCGTCGCAGGCGTACACGGCCTATAAAAACGGCATCCGCACGGATGAGGTCATGACGGCAATGCAGCATTACTACGGCATCGGCGGCAGCTCTTCCGGCGGCTCCGGCGGGACGTCCGGCGCATCTGGCGGTACATATAGCGGTGGCACGTCCGGAAAGCCCGGAACGACGACCACGAAGCCCAGCAAGACGACCACCACCGGCAAGGTCAGCTATGACAACGGCGGGCTGACGAGCGCGCAGATCAAGCAGTTACAGCGGGATATGAATAAGTATCTGCCCGCGGGGCAGAAGATCGCTGTGGACGGCTATTGGGGTCCTGCGACCAAGGCGGCGGCCGGCGGCGCGACGGCAAAGGACTATTATTATGCATGGCTGAACCAGCAGCAGAAAAACAGCGGGCTGGTCAACAAGCAGGAAAGAACGTGAGGTGACGACGCATGGCGGTAAATCCCGTATTGCGGCAGCTGGTCGCAGAGGGTAAGGCCACGAAGAACGCGCAGAGCGGTACGCAGACAAAGATGACGGCGGCGAAATCCGCCGCCCAGTCCACGCCTATGCGTCGTTCGCTGAGCAATCAGCAGAAAACGACGTCCGGAACGAAGAAGACTGACGCGCTGACCTCTGCCATCATTTCGGCGAATCAGAAGGCCGCGCAGAAGAAACCCAACACCGCCGAGCGCGGCAGCAAGCACTACACCAACCGCGCCAACCAGCAGCGGCGCGCACAGGCGCAGGTAGTGGCGAACCAGATCAAGAAAAACAATGCCGAGAGAGCAACCAAATACTCTCTCGGCAAGGGCGTTGCGGGCGCTGTGGCAAAGGGCGTCAACCAGGCAGCACAGGGCGTTGCCAGTACGCTGGCACTGGCCGAGGACGTGCTGCTGTCACCGTTCGAGCTGCTTTCCGGGCAGAAGCTCGGAGAGTTGTCCGACACTGCCCCGCTCAATAAGCTGTCGCAGCGTATCAAGAACGAGGGACAGGAAACGCAGAAGAAATACGCCGGAAACGTCGCAAAGGGCGGCAAGGCGGCGGAACTGCTGGACAAGTACGGCGCTGCGACGGTCGCGGCAGTGCCGCAGGCGGTCATGGCCTACCTGACGGCGGGCGCGTCTGCGGGCGCAAGCACGGCGGGCATCGGCGCACGGGCAGCGGCGGAAATGACCCCGAGCATGGCGGGCACGATCCGGCGAGGCGTGACGGCGATGGCGAAGGACCCGAACTACTGGACGGCGTTTTCTCAGGTCGTTGGACAGAGCTATGACGAGGCAATGGATGACATGGCGAAGACCGGCACGGAGAACAACAAAGCCCGCACGAAGGCGGCACTCTATGCGATGGGCAACGGCCTTTTAAATGCGGCGGTCGAGGTCGGCGGCGGTATTCAAAAGCTGCCGGAAGAGCTGAAGCACGGCGCGAACGCGTGGAAAGCGTGGGTCGATTCCGCCGTGGATGAGGGCAAGGAAGAAGTGGTGCAGGGCGTCATTGAACGCGCCTTGCAGAACGGCGTGTACCACAAGGGCAACAAGCTCGCTTCCCTTTCGGACGGCGACGCCATTCTGAACCCGCGCACGGCGGCAGAGGAATTTGCGGGCGGCGCGGTCGTCGGCGGTGTGCTTGGCGGCGGTCAGATCGGCGTCAATGCGATGCTGAACGCCATGAACGGGCGCGGCAAGGGCGCAGAAACGCCGGACGTTGACGCAGGAGCGCGTCAAGCGACGAGCGAGGGCAATTTCACACCCGCGCAGGAAAACGCCGCAGAGGGCGCACAGGGCGCGTCTGCGGCGGATGGTCAGGGAAACGGGCTCGTCGGCACGATGCGCAATTCTCTATCGGTGCTGCGTGATGAGCAGCCGGTCGCGCGGATCACGGGAACGGAGATCCCCGTCGGCGGCAAGATCGTCGAGCGCTTACAGGCCTTTGCCAACTCGTTCGGCAACAAGGTCAACCGTCCGGGCTTTGGCGACGTACTCTTTTCCAAGAGCCGCATCAAAAACAGCATGATCGGTCACGGCGTTGGCCAGGCGAAAATCGACGCCTTTGCCGCCGTCCCCGACGTCATCCGAAGCGGTCAGGAGATCGCGCATGAAACCAACTGGAAGGGGCGCAACTACGACACCTATATTTTCGCCGCGCCCATTGACTACAAGGGCGCGGCGGACTATCTCGGCGTGATCGTGACGAAGGACAGCGCGAGCAGCCGGTATTATGTGCATGAGGTCGTGGACGCGAACGGGAATGTGCTCTTTGAAAGCAAAGAAGCGCCCTCGCCTGCATCAGACGGGACTTCTGCCCTTTCGGGTGACCTCGACCACGTAGCAAGCGGAGACGCTTCAACGGATACAGCGCCGCGCACCAATCAAACCAGCCTTGCCGCCGACGGCGGCGCTGGGGTGCAAGCACCGGTATCTCTGGACCCCACTGTAACACAGGGGAACAGCGGTGTCAAGGGAGAGGATATGCAGCGCGGCGGGAATTATGCGCCGAGCGATGGACTGGGTGCGGCTGACGCCGGATTCGACCCGTTTACAGCGGCGCAAAATGAATACGGCACGCTGCCGAGCGGCGAGAAGCCGGTGCGGCCTGACGATGCCCCGCGTTCGACCAACGGCGAAGACCGCGTTTCGCAGACCGTTGTGACGGCAAAGGGCGCACAGATCACGCCGGACGAGTTCGTACCGCTGATCGAAAACGAGACGATGAAAGGCGGGTTTTCGTTTATTCCCGTCAGCAACAACGACGTGACGCAGCGGGCGACCGCACGTATCGCTGAAAAGGGATGGTCGCGGGCGCTTGCCGACTGGACAAGCGACGTGCGCGCGGGCAAGGCCGGTGACAGCATCACCGCAACGGGCGCACTGCTCTATAACTATGCCGTCAATTCCGGCGACACGGGGCTGGCCCTCAGTGTGCTTTCCGACTATGCGACAGCGGTGCGCAACAGTGCGCGCGGCTTGCAGGCGGCGCGCATCATGAAAACGCTGACCCCATCGAACCGCCTTTACATGATGGAGCAGAACATTCGCAATCTTGCCGAACGGCTGGGCATTACGGATGGGCTGCACCTCGACAAGGAGCTTGCGCAGCAGTATCTTGACGCGCAGGACGACGCAGCGCGCGACAAGATCATCGAAGATATCCAGCAGGACGTCGCCGATCAGATCCCCTCCACCCTGCTTGACAAGTGGACGGCGTGGCGATATGTGAATATGCTCGGCAACTTCAAGACGCAGGGGCGAAATTTCGTCGGCAACGTCGGTATGCAGGCAGTACAGCGCGTCAAGGACGGGATCGCCACTGCCCTCGAATCCATCGCCTATCACGCGAGCGGCGGGAAGTTTGAGCGCACCAAGTCGTTTGCCGCTGGTAAAGAACTGCGTGACGCTGCAAAGGCGGACTTCAAGAACGTGCGGACCGTAGCGCTCGGCGAGGGAAAATACCACGAGGGCGGCGACAGCGACGCATTCCTGCGCGGCGTGGAGGATAAACGCACCATCTTCAAAAATAACGGAGACTGGGGCACGACGGAATCGAGCAATCCATTCGTGAGAGCGGCGCGCATCACAACGGACACGGCGGCGAAAGGCTTGGAAGGCTACCGCAGGGCGACCAACTGGGCAATGGAACAGGGCGACGTCATCTTCTCCAAGGGAGCATACGCCAATGCGCTGGCGGGGTATCTGAAAGCCCATCAGGTGACGGCGGAGCAGTTCAGCAGCGCGGAGTGGCAAAGCCGCAACGGTTCGTTTGTAGATAAGGCGAGGTTATACGCCATCAAGGAAGCGCAGGAATCCACCTTCCGCGACAGCAATACGCTGTCAAGCTGGGTCTCCCGCATCGGGCGCAGACGTGACACGCCAAAGGTCGCGAGGATCGCGGCGGAGGGACTTGCCCCGTTCCGCAAAACTCCGGCAAACGTGCTGGTGCGCGCGAAGGAATATTCCCCGCTGGGACTTATCAATACGGCGATCGACAGCATCAAGGCATATCGCGGCGCCAAGGGCGAAACAACCTTTGCCGACGCGGATATCACGGGCGCAGATATCATCAATTCTCTTTCCAAAACGCTGACCGGCACGGGGCTATTCCTTGCCGGAATGGCGCTGCAAAACGCGGGGCTTCTGCGCGGCGGTGACGATGACGATGATAATCAGGCTACCTTTGATGATCTGACGGGTCATCAGGCGTATTCACTCGAACTGCCGAACGGCGTTTCCTACACGCTGGACTGGATGACACCCGCAGCGATGCCGCTTTTCATGGGCGCGCAGCTCAACGAACTGCGGCAGGATAGCGGCATTGAGCTGAAAGACCTTGAAAAATCGCTCACGTCCATTGCCGAGCCGATGCTTGAAATGTCGATGTTATCGGGTGTCAACAGTACGATCGACGAACTGAAATACAGCGACGACAACTTCGGACAGCTTGCGATCAGCCTTGCGGTAAGCTATCTGACGCAGGGGCTTACCAACTCGCTGGTCGGTCAACTGGAACGCACGAGCGAAGACGTTCGCATGAGCACCTATACCGATAAGAACAGCGCCGTTCCGACGTGGCTGCAAAAGACGATCGGCAAATCGTCGGCAAAAATGCCCGGAGTGGACTATCACCAAATCCCATACGTCGACCAGTGGGGCGAAGAAGAACCGAGCGGCGATGTGCTTTCCCGCGCGATTCAAAACACGCTCAGCACCGGCTACTATTCCAAGGTCGAGCTGGACGACACCGAAAAGGAGCTGGCGCGGCTGGCCGAAGCCACCGGCGAAACGAGCGTATATCCCAAGTGGATCGATAAATCGTTCATGGTTGACGGCGAGACGAAGAATCTGACGGCAGAGGAATACACCAAGTATGCCAAGACCACCGGACAGACGCGCAAGAGCGCCGTGGACGCGTTGATGAAGAATAGCGGGTATCAGAAACTTTCCGACGAAAACAAGGTCAAGGCCGTACAGCGCGCCTATGAATACGCGAATGCCAAGGGCAAGATGGCTGTGAGCAGTTATACCCCGACGGGCTTTGCCAAGGGCGCGATGCGCAGCGTACTGCCGATCGATTCCTACATCCTGTACACACTCACCTCGGACAGAGATCACAGCGGCAGCACAGACAGCAAGGAATCGGCGCAGACCTTGCAGAGTATGCCGGGGCTGACAGACAGGCAGCGCGGTAAGGCATGGGAAGAGAAAAACAGCACCACGAAACCGGAAAAGAACCCCTTTACTGGGGCACTTGTGGAAGCTGGAGCCAGTGTAAGTACATCTATTTCGATTCTGGACAAGTACCGGGAACTGTACAACGCAGATGGAATGAAGCCAAAGGAAAAGGCGGCAGATTTCCGTGCGTATGTATACGGACTTGGGCTGACACCCTCCCAAATTGCGGCGGCCCAAAGCACATACACTTTCTTTGGCAGTTATCCCATCGAATGGTAAAAGAAAACACCCTCGCCGATTGGCGGGGGTGTTTTGTTTGGCTTTTACATCATGGACAGGAGCGTTTTCACATGGGCGGCGCGGTCCAGCATCCGTTCATGCTCCCAGTCCCAGACGGCCTGCATGGCCTCCGTGGGATGGAGACCGGCGTCCTTCGCCTTTTCGATATGGCGAACGGCCATTTCGTGGAGCCGATTGGCATGGCCCAACTCCTGACGGCTGAGGTCGGCGTAGGTGCTGGCGTCCTCCGGGTCCTCCCCGGCGTGCTTGACGGCCTCACGGGCGTACTTCTCGGCATCGTCCAGTTCTTCCCGGATCCCTTCGGCCAAGTGTTTGATCTCGTTCATACGATCCTCCTAACTCTGCTTGATAAGGGTGTAGAGCTTGTCCACATCCGTTTCATTCAGCGTGACGTTCCCAATCAGGGGGATATTGGTGGTGACGGGGCCTTTGGCGGCTTCGGTTTTCAGGCAGGTGTAGATCTTGTCAAGGTCTACGTTTCCCGCCTCGTCAAAGATGCCGAGGGCCTTTACGGCGGGGTGCTCCCGGAGGGCGGAAAGACTGGCGTCCAGATTGCCCAGGGCCATAGCAGCCCCGGCACCGACCGCCCATTTCTGCCAGCCGGTGAGCTTTCCGGTAAATTCCTCGTCCACATAGCGGGCAGCGCCCTGCTTGATCTGTTCCAATGTTACCATAGATTCCTCCAATGACGGGAGAGAGGGGCGCTATGCCCCTCTCTTCTTCCCTCTGCGCCTCTTAGCGACCGCAGTTGCAGTCGCAGGTGGAGACGGGGAGGGGGTTATAGGTGGACTGGGGCGTGGTGCCGGTGCCGGTGGTGATGTCCGCGACCATTTTGGGATAAAAGGTGGCGTTGGTGTAGGTGACAATGGTGTTGTCAGCGCACTTCCGCTCGTCCCGCTCCCGGGAAATGGCCCCGCACAGCTCGTTCTTGCAGCAGTCCACGCGCTCCTGCAACAGCTGGAAGCTGTCCTTGGTGGCCTGATTGTTGACCGCCTGAGAAGCCAGCGCACCATGCACCTCGCCCAGCTTGCCGTCGATGTACTTGTACATCTCCAGCATCTTCTGGTCCTGGTAGGTGTTGGCATCCCGCAGGGCAATGTCGCTGCGGAGTTTGGCGTTCTCCTGCACCATGGACAGTTCATAGCGGTTGACCGTGTGGTTCTCGCTGCATCCGGCCTCCGCCGCCATACCAGCGGCAAAGGGGATGACGCGATTGCCCAGCAGCATCCCGCCGAGACCGCCCAGAGAGTTCAGGACGCCCAGAGACAGACCGGCAATGCCGGTGCCGAGAGCAGTGCCTGCGACGCCCTTGCTTGCAAATTCAGCCATAGAGAGATTCCTCCTTCTCTAAAAATACACCCCCTGTTTCCGCGCGCAAAACAAGCGGTGCTCTATGGTTACCGTACCACAGGACACCGCTTGTCATGGTTTAAGGATGTTTTTTGTTTGGATGGGATATGCCAGCTTTATTCCGGATGGAACGCAGACAGGCAGCCACAGCGGAGCGGGACAGGTACAGCTCTGCCGCCGCATCCTCGATTGCCCAGCCACGACGGCAGACCAGGTTGAACACCCGCCGCTCCCGGTCTGTGAGGTAGCGGCAGCGCTCCATCTGCTGGAGCTGCTGGACGGTGTATCGGTATTTCATAATGGGCCTCCTTTACGAAGTGCCCCTCCCCCTTTAAGATTTCTATGAACGTCAGCCGTCTTTCTCTTCCGCGATTCCCAGCAGCTTTACCAGGTCATAAAAGCACTGCGGATCAAGCCCGGTCTCCCGGCGGATAACGGCGAACCGATAGCGAATGGAATTGGTGTGCAGATAGACGGCCTTGCTGGTTTGTGCCCGGTTCATGTTGTGGGCGGCGTAGGCTTTTAGCAAGGCCACATCTGTGTCAGAGATATTGGACATGAGTTTCACCTCCTGCTGTATGTCACTTTCCGCAGCTCGTGATACCGCTCCGGGAACGGCCTTAGCTCCTGTTTGCCGCCGATAATCTGGGCCATCACCCGGTCCATGTGCTCCTGCATCACGTCCGCCGCCGGGTCGTTGGAATTGAGGGCGGGCGTGTACTCCTTTTGGGTCTGCTGCCACGCCTCCGTCAGGCGCATAATGCGCTCATACCCCCAGCCCTCCGTCTGGTGGATGGCCATTTGCAGGGTATCGATCATGTACTGTGAGGTTAGCCGCTGGGCGGCTTCTACTTTCGCCTGGGCGAATTGCTCGGCAAAGGCAATCATGCCGGACTGTTTAGCCATCCTTTCCGTCCTTTCTCTCGCCGTAGCTGCAAAAGTCATCTGCGCACATCGTTTCAAATGATTTCATACATTTGCCTTTCGGTCCGTAATCTGCCCCATAAGTATCGGGATCATCATCCCAGTGTGCACAGTCCTTGCACCGCGTCACGACCACGGCATCCACGGTTGGGGCTTTTTCGATCAAGCCAAGTAAGCCGTTCCAACCAGCGCAATACGCCGCAGGGAGAACATCTTTGCTGCACCGCCCCACGCCCAATTCATCAGCGTCAATTAGCCGCATCGGTGTCGCCTCCGTCCATCTTCGCGCCACAATGCGGGCAAAATTCAAACACCTCTGCATCATCAGCAGCATTTTTGTAAGGCTCGTTGTGCAGACACCGTGAGCAAATGCGGTCGCGTTTTCCTGCAACAGAGACCCATCGTCCATGCATCACCGGCGCAACGTCAGCAGCGGGAATACTATCAATCGCCTCTTTGCAGTCTCTTATACACTCTCCTGCGTAATGATGGGCTTCATAGTCCCACATAGCACCATAGTCGACTGGATTGATCTGCTCTAATGCACGGTGCGCATCGTCACGTTTGACGTATTCAGCCATTGTTTACCTCCTCACTATCACAGTTGCCAGAGCAATCACCCAAAGAAATGTTCATCCATTCCGCCGTGAGTTCGCAGTATGCGTGCGTCGTTGCCCTGTGAGCAATAGATATAGGCCTTAAACGGCGTGTCCAACTTAGGCCGCGTCTTGCGCACCTCGATTGTCTTTTCGCCGATAGCAATCTTTTCGCACCACTTCGGGCGGATGCTCAGCACAACAGCCTTACTCATCCTTCATCGCCTCCAGCGCCGCTTCCGCCTCCTCGCGGGTCAGGAATGTCCCGATGTATTTGTGCATCCCCATTTTTCCAATAAGCTTTACCGCTTCGACCACGGTGTTTATTTTGAGCGTTGCAATCACAGGATTATCGGGATTCCCCACAAATAGCCGATACACCGTATCTCCCACCTTGCACGGCAGCACCACCAGCCGACCGTCCCTCTCGGCTTCGGCCAATTTCCGTAGGCGATTGATGTCAATTCCGTACGTTCTGGCTATTGCTTTAACGCATCCGGCTTCGATTTCCAGTTTAGACCTTTCAACTTCCTCCGGCGTCAGCCTCGTGTCCTCGTAAGCGGCGAGGCGCAGAAACCGCTCCTCTGGGATATTCCGCGGATACCCGTTTGCAATGCGGTGCTCGTACTCTTCTCGTTGCGAGTCAGCTTCGCGTTTATCTGTCAATCGTTCCATCGCTCACACCTCCTGACTCCAGAACTCGCGGCGGCAGTCTATGCACCCACCAGATCGGTTTAAATTGCAGACATACATCTTGTCAACATTTCTTGGGCACATCCTGACAATGCCATCATCGTTTATCATGCAGTTAGGCCACTGCGCTAAAAATACGCTCTGTCTGGTTTTTACGGGATGATCCTTCGACCACTGCTCAACGGTAGCGACTTCGTTCTCGATCTCCTTACTCGTGTCCCTGACACTAACGCAACATCCAATATCGCCGAGAGGGCATTTGACACACATTGCGTCGAAAGAAGCGCACATCCTTCGTTCTTCCTTCAAAAATTCCAGTGCTTCCATAATTACCTCCTAAAATTTAAAGTTCTCTCTGAACTTCTTCCCGTTGCTATCGGCTTCCGCCGTAAAGTAGCGGTGTGCCTCGTTGATGTAGACGACGCGCCCATGCGCAGTCGTCTCTTTCGTGGTAACGCTCATAATGCCGTTGCTGCCCTCAAATGCGGCAGGCTTCCAGCTAATCGGTTCCCCAATGTACATCGGTCAGGCCTCCTCGCAAATGTCTACGATATGCTCGCACAGGGCTGCCGGTATAACTGACCGCTCCCGGCTCCCGGCGAGCCCCTGCGTTCCCGTCTTTGCCCCTCGCGGCGCGGCTACATGGCACGGGTCGCCATTGTGACACGGCGGCTTAAATCCGGGGTCCGGG